AATACTTCTTCTAACTTTATATTCTTTTGTACCAACTGTAAAGTCAACTTCTACAACACAATCACCACCATTAATAGTATTGACCATTTGTTCTTTCTTAATGATTCTAAATGGTCTGTTAAATAATACAAAACACAATGCGTCTAATAATGTTGACTTGCCACTACCATTGGTACCTACAATCAATGTAGTTTGCGACATATCAAGGTCAACAACTATTGGCTGATTGCCTGTTGATAAAAAATTCTTGTAACTTATTCTTTTAAATGTTATCACTCACTAGCTTCCATGTATAATTCTTTGGCAAATTGTTTAAGTTTTTGTTTATCTAACTCACTATCTACTTGGTCAATATAGTTACCTAAAAATGTCAAAGTATCTTCGCCTTGTTCTAATATATCTTCTCTAACTGAAGCACCTATATCCGTTGGTTCTTCTATAACATCTATTGCATGTACATTGATAGAATTATAAAACTTGTCCATCAATCTTTCATACATCTCAACATCTGTCCTATTAGAGATATAAAGTTTTACAAACGACTTATCATATTCTGATAAATCAATTGCGTCATAATTTGTTTCTTTATCGTTATAAATTAATTTTTTAAATATGGTATCAGGATTTGATACTCTTGTCAAGTCTCTGGTATCTGTATCAAAGATATGAAAACCTTTAGGACAACCATAGTCTGACCATGTCATTTCGTATTGTGTGCCTAGATAATAAATCTGACCATCATCTGACTTCTTGTGAAAGTGACCAGACATTACTTTTTCGAATCGTTTAAACATTGCTTTTTCTTGGCCATGGTCGTTAAAATGGCCGTTGTGCATTTCAAAACCTTTTACTTCTAAATGACCCATTGCAATAGTAGCCTGTGTATCGTTTATTTTTTGTACACTATCTGACTCATTATCATCACAAATCCATGGTATAAACAAGATTGGTAGACCATCAAACTCAACCTCTGTAGTTCTAGTATATACTTTAGCACCTTTACTTATTTCTAGGTTTTGTAAGGCATTTACTTCATTGGTATTTTTATAGTATGTGTCGTGGTTACCAATGATAATATGTGTATCAATATTATTTTCTTCTAGTCTATTCCAAAAATTCTGTTTAAAATTGTGTGCTGTATTATGGTTGATAAATTTTCTTCTATCTACCACATCACCTAGATGTATCAAAGTATTAACATTATTCTCTCTAATATAAGGAAAGAATACATCATTATAAAACTTATTTTGATATTCAATAAATGCTGGTGAGTCGTTACGACAACCAAAATGGGTGTCGTTTAACAAGGCTATCTTCATTACTTCTTTTTCTTTTTCTTTGCTACTGTTTTTTTCTTAACTGGTTCTTCCGTAGGCATGTTCTTTTTAAGAAACTCTGTAAACTGATTTTTAAAATCTCTATCTTCTCCAGGTTGTAAGGCCATATCATCATAATTTGCCTCTTGAATCATCCTTTGTTTAATTGTTGTTTGTTTCTTTTCTTTCTGGATTCTTCTTATAAATGCATAGTATATTATTTGTGTGAAATATGCAAATGGATTATTTGATGTTGCTGGATTGAAATTATTTAAATACTGTAAACAGTTTTCTATACCATCACTAATCATATCGTCTCTGTATGTGTAGTTGATAAAATTAGGTCTGTACGATAGGTGATTCGCTATCTTTAAAAAACATTCACCGACATAATCGGGTACTCTAGGGTTATTCTTCCCTGCTTTTTTTGCCTTGTCAACTAACTTCTTATACTCAACCATTGCGGCCAAGAATTCTTTGTTATTGACATAGTGTTCTGATTTCTTTTTTGTTTTTGCCATAATATCCTCATAATACTTTATTTTTTTAAAATTGTCAATGGTGAGTTCACATCATTCCACGGTTGACAATAGTTTTTTTCTATGTATAATAACGGTGTCCGTTTTCAGAAATACCTTTATATACCTAATGTAGTGTAGGTTCGTCCTCTTCATCATCAAACTCCCTAAAGATTTCGTTTAATTTTTTATTCTCTTCGGGGGTAAACTCTTTTTTCACATAGTTTTCATCTCTTTTTGGCTTGTCAAGAGAGTCATAATTCTTAACAACTGCACCATAACTAACGGTCATTTCGTTTGACGCATTTGTTATAGTCATAATCTTATCTTTAGGAATAGTAACAATCTTATCAGCCGTATAATTCGTCCAACGAATCATGGCAATATAATCTCTAAACCCCATTGGTGTCATTTGAGGAACATATTTAATTTGTAAAGGTTTATCTAGTCTCAATAAAGGACCATTGTCTGGCAACTGTTTGTCACCTGTGGGTAGTACGGCAACAATATCGTCACCATTAATTAATTTAATTATTTTAACTGTTTGACTCATTGTTTAGCTCTATGTTGTGTATTTCATAATCAAAGTCTTCTTCACTATAGATATTTATCCTTTCTCTAAAGTGATTAAGTGTGTAGTTCTCTTTCTCATTATAAGTTAAATCGTCTGATATATCATATAAAGTAGCATGTGAATTGTTATCTTTTAATCGTAAACCACGACCAATAGATTGTAAATTTCTTATGCGAGATTTAGAAGGACTAGCAAAAATAATGTTATGCAAGTTCCTAATATTAATGCCTGTGCTGAATGTCCCATACGAAGCCACAATAATAGCTCCATCAGCCTTCTCCGTAATTTCTCTAATCTTTTCTCTTTCGTCTGCGTCAACTCCTCCGTGAACATAAAATACCTTCTTATCTTTTGCTTTTTCTTTTATTGATTCGTATAAGTCCTTACCATGTTTTTCTACATACTGAAATAAACATAGTGTATTACCATTTAATCCAGCCGCCAAGTTTCGTATAAATTTATTTCTTTTATCTGATTGTACTATGTAATCCATTTCTTCTTGATAGTTCATACCACTAGCATGTTTACACTCAATCGCACCATGTTTTAAAATCAAACAGAATATTTTTAAATCAGCTAACTGTTTCTTTTCTATTAGTTCAGTTGTAGATACAACCTTATTTACAGTACCAAACAAACCCTCTAATACAAGTTTGTGTGTCTGTGTACCATCTAAAGTACCAGTTAGTCCAACCTTATATGGGCATTTTTCTAATTTTGTCAAGATTTTAGTTAATGAAACTGCTTTGAATAAGTGTGCCTCATCACCTATCAACATACCAACATCTTTAAAATATTTCTTTGGTTGATTGTATATTGATTGCCATGTAGATATAATTACAGGTTTATTTGTTTCTTTTGAATGACCTTGATATATTCTATGTACATTGTTTTCAGGCGACCAACCATAGTCTTTAAAATCTTTAAACAATTGTTCTACTAATGATGTGGTTGGTACAATAATAAGTATCTTCTTTTTATCAGCCTTTAACCGAAGAATGTTAAACCTAATAAGAAGATAGACAATAAGAGATTTTCCACTAGCTGTGGGTGAAAGTAATAAAGTCCTATTTTTTCTAACTGCATATATAAATGCCTCCTTTTGGTAATCTCTGACCTCTAATGGAATATTTAGTGCTTTGATAAACTTGTCAACCTTTGCCTCATCTACCTTTGTGTCTTGTATTTTAGTACCATCAACAACCTGTACATTATTGTCTTCACACCACTTTAAAATATAGGGGTATAGACCAACATAGATTTGACCTGTTTGATATGAGAATAATCTAATCTTTCCGTCCCACACTCTGTTTCTAAATTGTGGCATAAACTTAAAACCAGGTACTTCAAATGTAAAAAATCCACCTAGTTCTCTTCTTATATCATCATCAGCTTCAATCTTTAAATAGACATCATCTTTTTTGTCTATAATTATGTATCTTGTTAAACTCATACAAATTGTTTCCCTACTACCCAGCCAACTAATGTCTTTCTAACACCACTTAACACAGGATTAACTTTGTGCCAAACGAAAGAAGGAAATATAATCATTGAACCTTTTTTTAACTCAAATTTTTTATAGATATGTTTTTCAGGTTTAGGATTAGGTTTACATAACTCAAAGTCACCACCTGTATAATCGTCTGATAAACATAATGTAAAACTTAATTTTCTAATTAGACCATCATCATATGGTTTAGCATGACTATCTATATGCCAATCATAGTGGTCATCTTTTTCATATATTGAATATTGAAATGGCTCAAAGCCATGAAGTTGAAAGTTCCAACCTGCTGTTTTGTTTGCTCTTGATATAATATCATTTAAAGGAGTTGTGCCTGCTTGTTCTTCATAAGAAAAAGGAGAAACAGATATTTCATCTTCTTTAATCCAAGAAACTTTTGTCTTTCTGGTTTTTTCTGATTTGTCACCATCAAACACTTCAGCATTTGATATCTGTTTTTCTTCACCTAATTTTATAATACTATTTAAAATATTATCTGAAAAGGTGTGTTCTTCTATGTGACAGGTATTTTCTAAATACATTACACAGCACCACTAGTAAACTTACGCCAATCAATTGCATTTTTAATTGTAAAAGTTCTATTAGTGATTTGTCTAATTGTTCTATCTAAAAAATCAATACAAGCATTTAAGTAATCTACTTTTTGTTTTGCCTTTATATACTCTTCATTTGATTGTATATATTGGTCAACATCTTGTCTTAATAGTTTAAAGTTAAAAGGTTTCTCTGCATATACAGAAGCGTCAGCTTTACCTGTATAATATTCCCAAAGTTTTCTTTTAGTATTATATAAATCACCCTCTGCACGACTCAACATAAGCTTAAACTTTGTTAAGTGTTTTAAATATTTGTTGTGTAATTGTGGAGTTTTAAGAGATTCTAAATCTAGTTCAGTATCATTAATCTTCAAATCACCATCAGCTTGTTCTTGTAGTTTTTCTAAATCCATAATAAACATATCCTATCATAATATTATATAAATGTAAAGCCTTATGTAACAGTTTCAGTTGTATTTGACGACCCTTTCACAGCAAATTCATATAGTTTATACTTGAAAGAAACCGTTGCTGTTAAGTAGTTAACATCATCAGCTTGTTGGTCAAACTGCAATGCCGATAAAGAAGAAGGAAATACATCATTAAATCTAACTTCTATATTTGCATTATTTTTACTAGACAATACACTTAAAGTTGCGTCTGAAAATAAAGGTCCTAATGGTGTTGCACCATATTTTACTTTACCAGCGTCTGTAGCTTTACTCTCTTTACCTTGTGTTGGAAATCTATCTGCATTTGCTTTTATCAAACTTCCAAATTGTGTTCTTGATTTTGGAAATCCTATACCATACATCCAGCCGTGTATCTCTCTATAGTTCTCTAGGTTTTCATCTACTAAAAATGTAATCTCTAAATCACCAAAGGTCAAGGTATCACCTGGAAGTGGTATGTCCGCCAACGGAGTTGGTTGGACCGTAGCAGTTAGACTAATACCTGGTATATTACAAGCAGTTGTAAAATACTCTACTTTAGGCAGTTTTGAGAGTTGAAATTTAAACTGCGTTGCCGAAGCATAGTCAAACTTTGTGGGTTGTCTATTGTATGCTGTTATTACTGTCATACTTATATTTATCCATCCTGGAGGAAGGCCAAAAAAAAGGGCGGATAAACCGCCCTTTTTCGTATTCTGTAGAAAACTCTACAAGATATTACATTAAGTTTGAAACTTTAACTCTTTGGTAGTATCTGTTTGAGTTAGCAGAACCAGCGTCATTTACTGCTGAAGCAGCACCTGAAATCGCACCAGTTTCAGCAAAAGGATTAGCAACTAAGCCATATCTTGTTTTGAAACCGATTTTTGGTTGGAAAGTATCTTGACCAACTGCTCTAACCATTTGTAGAGGCACATATGGACAATAGAACATACCAGCGTCATAAGGTGAAGTACCTTTATAACCTACTACATAGTATTGACTAGCGCTTGAATTTGCACTATATGGGTCAATGTATACCTTGAATCTGCCGTTAAGAACACCAGCAAAAGTATTGCCTGTGTCATCAACATTCAAGTTATTGTTTAATGCAGGTGTGTAATCTAAAACACCAGCCATTTGTAGAGCAGAAGCGACATCAGCAGAACAAATTATCATGTTCCCTTTACCTCTTCTTGTTCTTTGAGCGATTCTGTTTGCGTCTCTTTCCAATTGGAACATAAGACCTTTGAATCTCTCAACTGACCATCTACCGTTTGAGTCTGTATCTAAATCAAAGATACCAGCAGTAGTTGTGTTTGTAGCAGCACCTTTTTCTGCATTTGTGTAAACTGTTCTAACTACTTCTCTGTTGATTTCAGCTAAGATTTCAGCAGATAGGATGTTAGCAAGTTCAGTTTCAGCGTCTAAACCATGGATTGCTTTTAAGTCTTGAGCAAGTTCCATTGTGTATTCAGCTTTAAGAGCTCTTGATTTAGCAGTTACAGTTGACTTCTCAATTGAGAATGCCATTTCAGCAAATGCGTTTCCAGAGTCATCACCTAATGCTTCAGCAGCAGCTGTAGTCATTGCTGAACCAGTTGTATATGTTCCAGCAGGTGAGTCGTTTAATACACTCGGGTTAGTTCCTGAATTCGCTGTAGATGAATAACCATCAACAGATGAACCAGCAGCGTTTCTTCCTGAAAAGTCAGTATCAGCTTCGTCAAACATTGCTTCTGCACCTGTTTGATTAGTGTATCTGCTTCTCATTGCAAAGATTAGTCCAGTTGGACCAGTCATTGGTTGAACACCAGCAATATCGTAAGCGATAAGGTTAGGCATTGCTCTTCTTACTAATGAAATTAGGATTGGATCCCAATTTGCAATAGATGAACCAGTTGCGTTTGTAGGCGCAGCTTCGCTCAAGAAGGCTTGGTCTTCCTTAGCAGCTCTTTCTTGGTTTTCCAAGATAACTGATGTAACGGCTCGTCTGTAAGAATCCTTAATTTCTGGTAAATCAGGATGTTCTAACACAGGCTGCCATTTTTTTTCGTGAGTTTCGGATAAGTACATTTTATTTTCTCCCTTTTTCCGTGTTACCTAAGATATTTTAATATCTTTAGTTTTGCTTATAGCGGCAGTGTAAGCAGCCATAGCTTTTGACAAGTCTTCGTTAGAAGCCCCATCAACAGCCGCCACATCATGTAATTCGTCTTTCACTTCTTCTTTCTTAGCACCAAAGTATGATTCTTTAATAGTTTCACATTTTGATTTGAAAGTGTCAGCGTTAGACCATTCAATTTCTTCAGCAAGTTTAGCAAATTTTTCTTTTGCTGTATCAGCCAAGTCACTTGCAACTTCAGACATGATTTCGTTTCTTGTCTTCTCTGCATTGTCCTTGTTTAATTCAACATTTTTCTCTATTTGCTCATTGAGTTTCTTTTCTAAAGATTCAATTTTTGACGCTTGGTCTTCAAGCACATTGTATCTTTCATCTGGAACATCAATATAGTGTTCAGCGAAAAGTTTTTTAAGACCTGTAATAAAGTCTTCAGCGATTTCACCTTTAATGCCTCTTTCAAGAGCGATTTCGTTTTCTTTCATCCACTCTTCAACGACATAAGATAAGTAGCTGTCAACTTT